ATTGCTGTAAATGTTGCCATTGGTATTGCGCTTACAGCGATCAGTATTTTGCTGGCACCTAAGGCACCGGCACTTGAGTCACCCGCAAAAATCAAGGGCAAAAAACTTGCAGATCAAATTGGCCCTACTCGTTTTAATCAAACCACCAGTTTCGATAACATCAGCGCCCTTGCTGAATACGGTCAGCCAATTCCTATCCCGTTTGGCAAGCGAGGCACTGGCGCTGACGGCGCTTTAACCGGCGGTCTGATTCTTGCGCCTGCACTGGTGTGGAGCCGCATCTACAGCTACGGCAGCTATCAGGCATTTGAAGGCATCTACGTTGCTGGCGAGTACGGCAGTGAGGCCCCCCAGCTTGGCGGCATCCGCGTTGGCACCACAGCGCTAAACAGCCTCGGCAACCGTGATTTTGCTGTTTACTGGTCCTCCCAGCTTGGTGAAAATCGCCCTACGCCCAGCCGGCGCATTGCTGGTACAGATGATGGTGGCGCCAGCGGCACTGTTGGCCGCCAGATTTTTACCGCTCCAACCGAGGACGGACAGTTCAGCCAGGGATTTTCCATGGCTTACACCCCTCAAGCGGATACGTCGTTTGGAACAGCCGAGCCAATCCACAACGGCACGGCATTCCGCTTCAACTGGGAAATCATCTCGGCGCCCTATGCAGCAACCGAAGGCCCGGACAATAAAGATGCTCGCGTAGAAACTCAAGCCCGCCGCCGCAAGATCGCTGGTTCCGATGCTGATGTTCTGCATCGCTACGCAGATCAACCCAAGGAGGATATTCCGCAGGTCGGGATGCCTGGCGTTGGACGTGCCTACTCCCGCCGCATGGGTTTCGTTGCTCACAACGGCACAACCTACGACAACCGCACAATCGTGGCAGTGTCAGAAAATGACACGCTGGTATTTGAAATTAACGGCACTAACTGGAAAGAGTTCAATCAAGATGACTTCAAAGGTACAGAGGTAAATGTCAAAGATCTAAAAGCATCTGCTGATTCGTGGCGAGCCCGTGCATCCGATTTGCTAGCGATCGGATCCAAGTGGATCATTGGCTCTTCTGTCTGGGTCGTAGAAAGCAGAAGTCCTGATATATGGAAAAAAGGTGTTACACAGCAAATTACATTTCGCTGCACCGCAATCACAGGTATTGCCACCGTAGGCATCCCTGGCACACGCACCGTCCGCGAACCCCTCGGCGGCTATGAAGGCAGCCTTTTTAACCCGAATAAGCACTGCGGCGCAGCTTTCTTCAACATCTGCCGTCTGCACATGGCAAGCATCCGTCCTGTGCGGCGTGATGCTCAAGTGATCGAAATTGGACTCCGCAGCCAAGTCTGGAACCGCGCCAACGGCCTGTGCAACTTCAACGCAATTCCTACGCCTTTCAAACTGCACCAACTCGATAAGCAGGACATTACGCTTACAACGCCTCGAATGGATAAGTACTTTGAGCGCACATCGTGCTTTTCTATTTGGGTACGCCCAGTTCAGGTTTATGGCCAAGCCCAGCAGCCTTGGCGCAGGATGCCGCAAGTTTTCTGCGTTACTGGTAATGCACCGGTCGATCAATACAACTACATCCGCATTCGTCCTCGCCAAGTCGGTTACTACGAGTACCGCTTTATTCCACGCACTGGATCCGACATTGCAATTAACAGTATCGACACAAATCAAGTCGTTCGTCTCAACGCAAACACCGGAGCTGAATTTGGTCAAGACTATGCAACAGATTACGGCGCCTTTCGCGTAACAACAAACGGCGATGTCGTATCTATTGCCGACATACGCCTAAACGACGAACTTGTAACAGACCCGCAAGAAGCCAGCAGCGTAACCACCACACAAACCACGCTCCCAACAGCGCTATCCCAATACGACCAAAGCTCGAACAATGGCAGCATCCAGCAAGTCGTCAATGCGTGGCTCACCGAAAGACTGGGATATGCACGCGATTATCCCGGTCGCGTCCGCAGCGCCACCATCACATTTGATAAGCCCGGCGTGGGGCAAATTGTTTTCAACGTAAACGCTACATCTGTAGCTGGCACACTTGGCGTCACCATCGGTCAGGTCTATCTCAACGCAAACCGTGGAAATCCTTACCAGTGGACAAATGTCTCTTACAACGTCATTTCTGCAAACGGCACCTGGAACACATCCCACAGATTCACTGTCGTCATTCCGGTCAACAATGACTTTTCGCGCGTAGGCGGCTACTCGGAAGTCAACGTTGCCTTTGCTGTTACCGCTGTCCAAGCCGTATCGACAGTCAACAGCTCCACAGTCAGCAGCGCTGAGCGCGTATTTGAAGAAAACTCGCAGGTCTCAGACTGCAGCCATTATCTGGAGCTTACCAAATCCAACGAAAGCGGCCCCGAGCATCAGATCGTTTACGTCAACGAATGCATTTCCAACGAAACACTCGCCGAGTACTACGGCATGTCCACGCTGGGATTCACCGTAAAGTCCAGCGGTCAATTAGGTGGCATCGGTCAAATACGCGCTTGGGTCCCGACCGGCATCAACGTGTACCGCTTGATTGAACAAGACAACAAACCCAGCAACCTTTTCGCCGACCTCGTTTACTACTTGCTGACCAGCAAGAGCCAAGGCGTCGGCAACGTTGTCCCAACAGAGCTGATCGACGTCGAATCACTCACCACAACCGCCCAGTACTTACGCGCCAACAAGATCTTCTTTGACGGCGTGGTGGAAGACAGCGACAGCCTGCGCTCGTTCCTCTACGACAACGCAGCGCTGCAGCTTTGTAACTTCACGATCAAAAACGGCCGTTTCGGCATGATGCCGGCGCTGCCCTACGACAGCAGCTACCAGATCAGCACCACGCCAATCGCTATCGAGCAGATTTTTACCTCGGGCAACATCATCCAAGACAGCTTGCAGGTCCAGTACATCGACGCCGCCCAACGCTCCAATTTTCGTGCCCTTGTAAGCTGGCGCGTCACCATTGAAAACGATCTGCCGACACAAGCCTCCGCTTTGGTCGACTGGGCCGACATCCCTGAAGGCAGCCGTTCCACGACCCAGCAAGCTTTCGATCTAACTGACTTCTGCACCAACCGTGCCCAAGCACTGAAGACCGCACGGTTCCTGCTGAGCATTCGCCGCCGCGTCACTCACACCGTCAGCTTCAAGACCGTACCCGACGCCCTCGGCATCCAACCCGGTTCCTACATCCGTGTGATCACCGAAGCCACCACCTACAGCGCCACCAACAACGGAGGCATCACTGACGCTGGGACCTTGGTCAGCGTAACCTCCATCGCCAACGGGACCTACGACGCCCTGATCTACAACCCCAGCACTGGAGCTGTAACCGAGCAACGCATTACGATCCAAAACAACGCCGTCACAGATTCCGCTTTGCGCGGCTGTCTGTTTACGTTGCTCAGTCTCCAGACCAGCGCATCCGTTTATCAAGTGGAGCAACTAACGCTGGACGAGGATGGCTTGGTAAATATCAGCGCCGTAGAAGTGCCCGTCGATTCCACCGGCGTTAGCATTGTAGCTAAGGACGTGCTCACTGAAGCGAATTTCCGCGTACTGGAGTAATGGCTTTTCCGACACTGACGCCAACCAGCCGCGAGTTCAGCCCTGGTGCGTGGCCCATCAAAAACTACAACTCGCAATCCGGCGCCGAGATCCGAATTCTGCATGGGTCTCAGCGAACCAACGCCAAGCTGGGCCTTAGCTACGAAAACGTGACTGACGCAAACGCCCAGCTCTTCATCGACGACTTCAACTCAAACATCGGCACACTGCGCACTTTCACGCTTCCTTCCGCTACACGAAACGGCTGGAACGGCAGCGCGGCAACTTTGGATGCGCCACCTGGCACGAAGTGGCGCTACGAAAGCGAGCCACAAATCCGCTCAGTAAGACCCGGCCGTAGCAGCGTTACAGTGAATCTGGTGGCGGTGATCTGATGGCCAAGGTTTATACCGGACGCGACGGCCGCCTGCTGATCGACGGCACCGAACAGATCAAGGTCAGCAACTGGACTTTGACCGGCTCTCTTGAGGTGCTAGAAACCACCACGCTTGGCGAATCGCAGCGCAGCTACGTACCAGGCGTGCAGGAATTCAACGGCAGCGCCACACTGCTGTACTACAAAGACGACACAGGCCGCAACGACGCTGCCACTGCGTTGAAGAAAGTGCTGCGTGTTGCTGGTGTATCCAGCAGCGATACCGTCACAATGCGTCTGCGCTTGGTGGACGGCAATGCAAACAGCGACGTGCAGCTCACCGCTTACATCACCAGCGTCTCGTTTGGCGCCAGCGTGGGTGAAGTCAGCTCTGCCCAGATCAGCTTCCAAGCCACTGGTGCACTCACAGCGGTGACAATCTGATGGGCATCTACCTCGGCAATGTCGGCAATATCGAGCTGACCCGCATCTCATTAGAAGGCAGCAAAGCCTCAGTAATTAACCCTGGAGATGTTAATACCGAACGCGATCGCTTTAGTTTTGACTTTGACGCCAGCTTTCTAACAAGTGGTGATTTTGTCGAAATCAGTACTACTGACAACACAAACCTTGACTTTATTGC